TCAACCTTCCACACATTGTCATCACCATAACATATATATTCAACAACACGTTCTTCATACATCTTCTTCAGCAGTTTTCGTGCTGAGACGAAATCCTCAGCACCAAGAGAACGAGCAACTCCATAACGCAAAATGATATTATTACAGATGGTGTTCAAAATTGTTGTGATTGGGTTTCCAGATGGGTTAGAGTTATCCCACTCTATGAGACAGTCTTTGTACTGAATGAAAGGTTTTGTAAACGAATAAAAGATATTTTTTGCAATTTTAAGATCTTCTTCAGACAAAAGATGGCCAAAGTTGACCTCGTAAACAACCCAAACTTTGTCAACAGCGTAAGACGGGAGATTCTTATCGAAACTCGAATGATCTCCTGCATACACGTTGACATCGAGAGAGCCATTACCAAGTTTTTCAACAAATGATTTCAATTCAAATTGATCTGCAACGTTAATACCTACTGCCGACGAGTTCTTATACCTATTGACAGGATCTTGATACCACGATGCAAAAGTTCCAAAATATTTACGAATCAAAAGTGTATTTACAACATCACACGAAAACACAACACGAGTCTTTCCAGCCTTTACTTTTTCAGTCGGCCTCAACTCATCCTTCGGGAAAGCAACAAAGACCATTGGAATTGGTCCCTTCTTCAAAGCTTCCAGAGCCTCGTCAAACTGCTTCTTGATATGTACAGCTCCTGGCGTGTCAAACGTGTAATTCTCATCAAAACCAAACGCTTGCCGTTTCTTGGTCCCCACATCAGCATGGAACCTGGAAGGACTGCCAGAAGCAGTGCCACGGTTGATAGGCTTGAGGTATGGGGCCTTAGCCTTAGAACCTGTGACTGTCTCTTCAAACGACAAGACCGCATGTGTGGGTCGAGTCGTCTCTTTCAACAACTCGTGATTATATACATCTGTAGCCGCATTAAGGACTTCCATATTGCATAGAAGGCCACCACGAGAATACGATTTCAAAGACTCAGCAACAGGATCAAACAACTTACCATTCAAAACAAAAGGATTCAACAAAGCGGGTCT